CATAGATTACAACTTTGTAATAAATGTGAAGAAGTACGACCGCCGGAGGGCGGCGTGCAAATGAATTCCGCACGATGGATTTGTGCCTCGTGTTGGACTGATCGCGTCACGGGACGTAACTTAAAACAACTTAAACCAAAGGAACGCAATGATTAAAAACGCAGATGCAGTGCAAATTGGTGGATCGCACTATAAAGATATGCCAGTACAACCTTGGAATGTTATGTCCGCTGTGTTGACGCGCGAAGAATTTATAGGTTTTCTGAAAGGCAACATTATTAAATACTCGATGCGTGCAGGACGAAAAGATGGCAGTGACGATGGCAACAAAGCATTGCACTACATCCACAAGTTGCACGAAGTACAGAATGCGGAAACGTAGCAAGTATCGGCCACGTGCCATACTTATAAATACCCTTGGATATGTAGTCGAGGGGATGACACCGGTAGCTAAGTACGACACCTACTTGGTTGATCTCAAGATCAAGAACCACTTAGCAATGTCAACCTTGACTAAAGGGTTGGCAACGCGTGTTGATATTGATACTTTGATTGCCACAGTAAACATTACTGAAGCTTTGTACAGATTGGGCTTTGGTAAAGAATATGCCGACGTAGTAACAGAAGGGCTCGATGCATTACGTGACGTTGGTAGACGTGGTGTTGAGACGGGAAGGTTTATCTTAAAAGCATCTGAGATGAATTCACTAAACCTTGTCATGGAATTGCATGACGCGCAGATGGACTTAGTTACTGTAAAAGATATGGACAAAGCTGTTGAGCTTGTTCGTGAAGAGTTTCGTCAACGGAAAATGAGACCTATTGTGGAGAAAAATTAATGAACGCTATTTACGAATTCCTAAAGAAGTTATTTACCCGCGTTCCGCTCGCAGTGACGGATGAACACTGCCCGTATTGCCACGGGATCGGCTATGACGCAAGTGGGTTTACATGCAGTTGTTTGCGGGAGAAAAAATGATCTTAGTAGACACTGACATAGAACGTAAACGCTGTGCTGCGATTGTGCGGAGATCAATCGTACGCAACAAAAACAACATCATGCACGTGCAGATACTTAAACGCGTGCTCGAGAAAATAGTTAACCCGAGGAAACCAAAATGTACAGAATCCCAAGTGACCTCTCCGAACTTGAGCTGATGCTTGCCGACTCGCAAGCAGAAGGCCGACTACTACGTCATCGATTAGATATTGTGTCTGAAGAAGCTCTACGTTTGCGTCAGAAGCTAGAACAGATTTACACTGTGGCTTACTTAGCTCTGGACAACAGAGAACTTGATAATATGGATATGAACTAATGGACATACTCACTGTAGATATTGAGACGTACTACGATGCACAATTCAGTTTGTCGAAGATGCAGACTGATGCGTACATTACCGACGAACGGTTTGAATTTATCGGAGTATGCGTTGCGAAGAACGACGAAGACCCTGTGTGGTTCAGTGGAACTGAAGCAGAGATTCTTGAGTGGGTGCACGTCAACTACGACTGGGCCAACTCAGCCGTAAGATGCCACAATACTTTGTTCGATGGCTACGCGCTGACACAAAGACTGGGTATACGACCGAGGCTATGGATGGACACGCTCCCCCAAAGCCGCATGCTCTACCCCTACTTAGTCTCTCACTCACTTGCTAACTTAACCAAATTCTTCGGATTCCCTGACAAGGGTACTGAAGTTGTTAAAGCTCTAGGCAAACGCCGCAATGACTTTAATCCCACGGGATTAGCGGAATACGGCGATTACTGCAAGCATGACACGTGGCTATGCCGTGCGATCGGTGAGAAGATGGACGCCTTCACTCCGCCATTAGAAGTTCGTTTGATCGACATGACTGTGCGTATGTTCACAGAGCCCATGCTTGTGGGCGATGTTGCTGTGATGGATAGGCTATATCACGAAGAAGTTGCACGCAAAGAAGACCTGATGCGTTCGCTCATTGTCGGGAAGGACACGCTGATGTCCAACGACAAGTTTGCAGAACAGCTCGAGCTACTAGGTGTTAGCCCACCTAAGAAGATAAGCCCCGCAACAGGGCGTGAGACCTTTGCCTTTGCTAAAAGTGACAAGGGCTTTACTGACTTGCTCGACCACGAAGACTCAGGTGTTCAGGCACTGGTAGCCGCACGCCTTGGCGTCAAGACAACCATTGCAGAAACCCGTGCGCTCAAGTTCGTGGATACTGCAAAGCGTGGCCCCCTGCCGGTGTACCTCAACTTCTGGGGTGCTAAAACCACTGGCCGTTACTCGGGCGGCAACAGTATCAACTGGCAGAACATCCCCGCCCGTGGGCCGTCTGCGGGTTTGCGTAACGCCCTGCTTGCCCCTGCCGGACACACTGTGCTCGTAGGTGACTCATCCAACATTGAGCTTCGCACTGTGATGGCTTTGGCCGGACAGGATGATGTGGTAGAGAAGTTGGCCAATGGCGTGGACTTGTACTGCGACTTTGCGTCCAAGCTCTTTGGCCGTGACATTACCAAGGCAGACAAGGCTGAGCGTTTCTTAGGCAAGACAGCCATGCTCGGGTTGCAGTACGGTGCCGGTGCTCCGCGCTTTCAGGAAATGGTTCGTATCGCAGCGCGTACTGATCCGGCTGTGAAAGCTATCGACCTCGATCGTGCGTACGACATCGTGAACCTATACCGCTCAGTACATCACAAGGTAGTTGACCTATGGGGTAGGTGTCAGCAAGTAATCCTGCCCGATATTGCCAATGGTTGTAGCCTGATGACTGTGGATGTCAACGGATGGTTTATCACGCAGAAGGATGGCTTCGGACGTCCGGGTGAGCCCGGTGTGATGTATCACGACCTGAAGTACGACGGCAAAGAGTGGACATACTTAATGGGCAAACAACGTGTACGCATCTTTGGCCCGAAAGTTGTAGAAAATTTATCACAACATGCTGCAATGCGGATCGTTATGTGGCAAACTGCACGTATCAACGAACGGTACCCCGTCAAGCTGTCAGTCCATGACGAAGCAGTCTGCGTAGTACCAAATGAAGAACTTACTCAAGCACGCGCCTATATGGAAGAGTGCCTATCTCTAACACCCAAGTGGTGTCGGAGCATTCCCGTATCTTGTGAGACGGGTGTAGGCCCGTCGTATGGTGCGGCGAAATAGGAAACTTATGACCCAAGTAATGCCGCTGTCTTTTAGTCGTCTATCAACATTTGAAACATGCGAGGCCCAGTTTGATTATCTGTACGTATCTAAACGCGTACCCAATTCATCAAACGAAGCGTCCGAGTATGGAGATCGTGTACACAAGTTGCTAGAAGCTAAAGGCCGTGGCGTGCTTGACATGGACTCCCTATCTGCTGAAGGGCGTAGCACACTAGATCAATGGGGTAGCGTTGTTGACGTCATCATGAAGCGACCGGGCGACAAGTTGTTCGAGCATCAGATGGCTGTCAATGCAGACTTAAAACCTGTTGACTGGTTTGCCAAAGACGTGTGGATCAGATCAATCGCTGACGTGCTTGTTGTGGATGGCGACACTGCATACTGCCTTGACTACAAGACAGGCAAAGTAAAAGAAAACCCAACACAGTTGCAACTGTTTGCGGCCATGGTGTTCTGGCATTACCCAGAAGTTACCAAGGTCAAGACATCATTCATCTGGCTCAAGTTTAACGAGACAACAAACGCCGTGTACGAACGTAGATTTCTAGACTCAATGTGGCGAGCACTGAAGCCTCGATTCGCAAAGGTGCAGGACACGATTGAACTTGGCGTATACAAAGCAAAACCCTCGGGCTTATGCCCATGGTGCGCGGCAAAAGATATTTGCCCTGACGCACGACTGAAAGGTAAGAGATGAAGAACGAAGCCGATGTTAAAAAGATTGTCAAAGATGTTCTCAAAGATGCAGACTTATGTTGGTGGTTTATGCCACCTGCTAATGGCTATGGTCGGTCTGGTATTCCTGACTTTGTGGGCTGCGTTAATGGTTCTATGTTTGCTATTGAGACCAAGTTTGGTAAGGGCACTACTACAGCCAACCAAGAGAGGGAAATATCAACGTTGACTAGAAGCGGTGCAAAGGTGTGGATCGTACGTGAGACATCTGTTGACGTATGGATTTTTGAATTCAAAGCGTGGGTTGCTCTGACATGCTTGTAATACCTGACAAACGCAAGATCATCATTAACAGCAATGAGAATGCCACTGTGCAGTCTCTGATGCCGCATGCCAAACAGTTCATGCATGATGGTGAATCGATGCTTGCTGTGCCGTATGGTGTGGACGAATCAATCGTGCTGAAGAACTTGGGCTTCAGTGTCCCTGCTCCCATCACGCATTACTATAACTGGCCCGCTCGGTTTGCTCCGATGGATCACCAGAAAGATACCGCCGCATTTCTCACAACACACAAGCGTGCCCTGTGTCTTAACGCACCGGGTACTGGTAAATCCATCAGTGCTATTTGGGCCGCTGACTTTTTGCTTGATGAAGGTATAGCGAAGAAAGTTTTAATCATCGCGCCGTTGTCAACGCTGACTGTTGTGTGGGGGAGAGAGCTTAAGCACCACCTCCCGCACCGCATGTTTGCAATTGTCACTGGCACAAAGGAAAAACGTAGACAGTTGCTAACAAAGCCCGGTGTTCAGTACTTCATAATTAACCATGATGGCTTTAGTAACATGGCCGCTGACATCAAAGACTTTGACGTTGTGATTTATGACGAAGCCACTGCGCTTAAATCTCCGAGCTCACAACGCTATAAGATTTTTGCTAAGTGGATGCAAGCACACAAGCCATGGCTGTGGATGTTGACGGGCACACCGATCTCTCAGACGCCTGCAGATGCATGGACATTGGCGCGACTTGTTGACTCACCTACATGCCCTAAAAGTTTCACTACGTTTAAAGACATGGTGATGCAGAAGGTCACAACGTTTCGTTGGATACCAAGACAAGATGCACTTGAGACATGCAAGAAAGTTTTGCAACCATCGATTCGTTTCTCGCTTGACGAGTGTAAAGATTTACCTGACACTAACTTCGTTGGTCGCAAGACAGAGCTAACACCTCAACAACAAAAAGCGTTTAAGGAAATGAAAGACAAAGCTGTGACTGTGTTCGCAGGTGGTGAGGTCACTGCTGCGAATGCGGCGGTTGTGCTTAGTAAGATGTTGCAAATAAGTTGCGGTGTCGTATATAGCGAGACCGGTAGAATTGCAATCGATGGATCGTTGAGGTATAATACACTCACTGACTTACTTACAGAGATCGGAGACAAGGTTATTATCTTTGTGCCGCTACGAGGCGTACAAGATCAATTGCAAGCGAAGTTAACTGCCGACGGATTCGATGTTGCATCGGTTCATGGCGACGTTAATAAAAACGAACGCAATCAAATCTTCAACGACTTTCAGCACACGGACAGGCCGCAGATTTTGTTGGCTCACCCGAAGGTTGCGGCACACGGATTGACATTGACTCGGGCAAAAGATATTGTTTGGTTTGCTCCCATTTATTCACTTGAACAGTACGAGCAAGCTAACGCTAGGATTCGCCGGTTGACAACAACAGGCAAGACGACCGTTTGGCACATATGGGCCACCGGCTTTGAGGCAGAGTTATACCGCCGACTCCGCGCAAAGCAAAACACATTGGCGGAGTTTTTAAATTTGGTGCAGGGCATCAACAGTGATGATTAGTTAAACAGTTAGGACTTACTTATGAACTATGAAATAGCCGCAGAGAAGTATCTGCAGGTGCGCGGTGCTATCGACGCTCTCGAGCGTGAGCATAAAGCGGCCAAAGCCAAGCTGACAGAAAAGCTTGTAGCCGTTGAGAACTGGATGACTGCCAAAGCGCAGGAAGACGGTCTCGAGACAGTTAAAACAAATTCTGGTACGGCCTATTGGTCGACACACCACACCGCGACCGTTGCGTCGCGCGAAGAGTTCTTTGCGTATTGCAAGGAAACCGATGCTTGGGACATGGTAGAAGCCCGCGCATCGAAGCTAGGGGTTAAGAGTTTCATTGAAGCCAATGGCGCTCCTCCTCCCGGCGTAAATTTCTCGTCTATCCGTG